TTACACAGCCCTTTGATATCACTAAACTACAGCTACAATACGACGACATTGACGGCAACGAGATTATATCCGGTGTAACCTACGACGGGGAAGAAATTGACAATTTTGGTCAAAGCACGTCGGGGAAAAGTTCAGACTTTGGATTTTATATTGCAGGATCAAACAAGCACGATGGCAATGGATACGAACGTTACAAAGACATGGATGACATTAAATACGTGTTAACTGAATGGTTCCCTTCTAAGATTAAACCTGTGCGTCCGGGACTGTATAATACAAAGACCAAAGATGGGTACACATATCAGTCTAGTTGGACTGGCGCACGGTGGGAACAGACCTGGGGAGATCCTCCCAAAGAAGTTAAAGTTAAAGAATGGCAAGGCATTGCCTATGATCCCGATGAGCAATCTATACGCGATGAACTTGATAACATTATAACAACGTTTGCTGGCTTCCCAACAGCAGACGAAATTGATGAATTAGAACACGTACATTGCACAGCATGTGAGTGGTCGGGACACGAAAAAGAGTGTAATGATTGGGACGGACAAATATGTTGCCCATTATGTGGTGACCCTGTAGAATTTACTAACTAAGGAAATAAAATGGCAACTTGGACTATTAGAACACACTATAAAAAATCGTGTGAACAGCATGAGTATTTCTACAATCGTAAAAACGATGACAAAATTATTGTCAAAGACGGATTCCGTTTTGCAGAATTTACCATCGAAACCACAGACGACAAGTTTCCGCAAATTGAATTTACTGAAGTACCGGGTGGCGATGGTAAGAAGGATAGTGTAGACTTGTTTAGTCTCAGCGGCGACAACATCGAAAGCACAGAACTTGTGGAGATGTTTGACGGCGGTTGCTGGGGCGATGTTGAAATTGACATTGGAGATGAGGAAGAAGCAGATCGATTGTCTGAGCTTATCCAAGAAGAAGGTGCGTGGGCACTTGAGGAAGATGGAGATGGCGATTGGTACCTAAGCGACACAGAATGTTGGGTATGGGGTCCTTTAGAAATTGAAGATGAAGCGGGCAACGTGCGTATCATCATTGCCGATGAAGATGGCAATGTAGTGGATTTTGTAGAAGAATAATTTAACCTAAGGAAAATAAAATGGCATATGATTCAAAAGCAGTAAAAATTGGCAAACCAATTAAAGTAGCAGCAGCAACAATTTTAGATAAACACGCACGTCGTGCATTTATTCGCAGTTATGTAAAAATTGCAGAGTCTGAAGGTCATCAAAGATCGTCGCGCAAAGACAAAAACTAAAGGTCAATTGTGGGACAAGTATTCCGCAAAGCAGAACAGTATCTATCTCAATTTGATACCGAATATATCGGGCAATTTCTTGAGATAGGTACTAGTCGCAATGGTGATGATGGTAGCACCAAAACTATTGCTGAGTGGGCTCAACGTTTTGACAAACCTTTGTGGACTGTAGATATGGATCCTGTTAATTGTGGATTTGTTAGAAATTTAAATATTCCCAACATTGAAATTGTTACCAGCACAGGAGAAGAATATTTACAAGATTTTCCAGGGCATATTGCGTACATCAGTTTTTTATACTTAGATAACTTTGACTGGGATTGGCACCCTGAGTCTACAGAAGGCTTTGTAATCGAACAGCAAAAAAGGTATAAAGAACTAGGTCACGATATGAATAATGTTAATTGCCAACGTGCTCACTTAGCACAAGCATCTTTAGCATTACCATTGATGGCAGAAAAAAGTATTATTGTATGCGATGATACATGGTTTGAACAAGGTTGGGGTGTATATTACGGCAAGAGTGGTGCGGCTGTTCCTTTGCTATTAAATGCAGGATACAAAGTTTTATACACAAAAGGTCACCCCGAATACGGAACTATTTTAGGAAGAAATATAATATGAGTTTAGAATATGAATTTGGTCCGCTAGGAGAAGATGAGTTTGCGCTTGGTACTCGTTACAAAGAGATTCAAAATCTCTTGTGGGAACACCAATGTGAAGTAACATTTACCAAGGTAGATGGAAGTGTGCGAACTATGCCTTGTACGTTAAAAGCAGAAGCATTACCTGCACGTGATGCTGAAAAACTGCACGAAACACGATTGCTAAATCACAAGACCGTCAGTGCTTGGTGTTTAGATAAAAGTGAATGGCGAAGTTTTAGAACTGCCAATGTAACACATATTCGAGTACTTTCATAAAAAAATGGGCTGTTAGGCCCATTTTTCTTTATATACTTCCATTGCCTTTGCTCGGGCAACAGCTAGTCTAACTAACACGTAATCTGATATTTCGATATCTTCATGGACTACTTTACCAAAATTACGTGATCGTATATTACGACCAAAAGTTACTTCATCATCTACGACAAAGTCGCTATCGTCGTCTATTTCTTTACTTGCTAGCGGCTGGGGCTTTGGCGTCTGCTTTAGGTGCGTCTTTCTTAGCAGGCTCACTTTTAGCAGGCGTTGCTGTCGCAGGTGCGGCAGGTGCGGCAGGGGCAGCTGGTGCTGTAACAGCAGGCTTGGCATCAGCTTTCTTTTCTTCTTTCTTGGCGGCTGGTGCCTGTGCAAAAGCGGTAACAGCAACGGCTGTGGCGATAAGAGCGATAAGTTGTTTCATAATAATCTCCTTGTGATTTAGAAACTGTAACAAGAACTTTCCTGCTACATATATATAACGCACTAGCCAAACATTTAGTTGACATCTAGTTCAAAATAATTTAAAATAAGCTATGACTATATCAAAAAGCCCAGACCGCCACACCTTTCAAAAAGAAGGATATGTTAAACGCTGTGAAGAAAAAGGCGAAGAGCCTAATGCCGACTATATTGAAATGTACAAATCTTGGCGCAAGCAAGATGAAGAAAATATGGTAGATCCGGAATGGCAGAAAGATAACATGGAATACGATCTACGTAAAACTGAATGGATTCTAGAAAAAGTCCGTGGTGACGATGTTTATGCACAGAATTTGTATGCAGCGATGTGTAACAATGATTTCCAAAAGTTAGATACTTGGCCAATCTTGAAAGGTGAAACTTGGTCATGTAGTTGGAGACATGCCGGGGGTATTATTGCTGATATGCAAGAGAAGGGTGATTACATTGATTGGTATTGTTCGGGGATTCAAAACAACAATGAATACACCGAAGAATGGTCTTCTACAGCCACTGAAGAAGAAATCAAACATGCAAAACGACAACAGGCATTCGTTCCAGAATCAGTTGTAACTGATGAAATTGCAGATGATCTACAAAAATTAGGATGGGCAATTATTGGTAACAACAATGAATTTTAATTTGGTGAAATTACCAGTTGATTTTTGTTGACACAATAATGCATAATAGATACATGCTGCAGACAACAGCACACTAATAGGAGAAAAAAATGTCTTTTAATCTTGAAACTAAAACTGGTAAGGCCTTCCGTGCCTTGGTCCTTGAAGGCCAAACTTTGACAGCAGCAGAAGCTCGCAAGCGTTTTGGCATCGGCAACTTGTCAGCAGAAGCTAGCCGCATTCGTCAAGCTGGTTTTGCTATTTACGCAAACAGCCGCAAAGCAGGCAATGGCGTTCAGGTAACTGAGTACGTTCATGGCAAGCCAAGCCGTAAAGTTGTAGCCGCTGGTTACAAAGCATTGGCTATGGGTTTGGTTTAATTACTGCCCAGTAAAAAGCCCGCTAAGGCGGGCTTTTTTTTGACTAAATTTTCTGTTAAACAGCGTTATTAATCCTCGGCCAATTAATTTCATGGTCCATCCACCATTCCATTGCAAAATCTGTTTGGTCAACTAAAGCAGTATGCGAAATTGTAAAATTTTCATTTAAATAATAATCAACCCAATTGTTTAATTCAGTTAATCCAGACAATTCTGCTAGTTTTGTTTTAAATTCGATGTATTTTGAATAAGCGTTATCAACAGTGACTACTTCACATCCTGGCGTTAACACATTAATATAATAAGATAATGTATTTGTTGACAGTCCGGTACTCGGATCTAGAGTTATTTCCGGTTTACCTTTAATAAAATGTCCAGCAAGTGCTAATATAGAAAATCCATTTGGATATCTATTGTTTACCCCTGTCAACAACGATTGTTGTGTTACAACATTGAAATCGTGACCTCCAGGTAATGATGTAATTCCTGATTGTATATATTCGTTAGGCGACCCCACTCCGGCAGTTTTTTCTGTCGAAATAACAGTTAATGTTATAAGACTTATGTCGGTAAACGATGTCATAAAAATCTCCAAATATGTAATATACGAGTATTTATGATGTAAAAATCTTTGTTGTGTTTTTACGCGAAATAGTAAATAAACTATATGCGTAGAGTTTTTAACCTAGAGCGGGATGTACGTGGCACCCACTGGATGATTGATAAAATCCGGTGTAAAGAGATTTATGCTCAAAATTTATACGCCGCACTCTGCAACAACGAATTTGCCCCAAAAGACATGTGGGCTATTTTAAAAAATTTAAAATGGAACTGCACGTGGAGTTATGCAGCTAATATCATTTCCGAAATTCGTGAGGATGATAGTTATTCTGATTGGTACTGCTCAGGCTCAGGATTTACCGGAACAGACTTTGCAGGATTTGTAGAAGAAAGCTATGTTACCACTGAAATACGATCCGACTTAGAAACAGTAGGTTGGATTATTTTAACAAACTATTCGATAGAATAAACATTGACTTTATGAGTAATAATCCGTATACTTTTGATATGACAACAACAACTATCGATCTTTCTGGCGCAGATGATATTATTACTATTACCGACCCAGATCCAATCTTTGACAATATTATGTGGTCTGCGTCTACCGTTGGACCAGCTGGGGGTTCAGTTTATACCACAAATGGTACCAGTGGATACAGTTGGGCTGCTACTAACCCAATGACTGTTAAACAAAGTGGTACGATTGAATTACGCGGTGAAGATGCTGACATCAACATCAATGGCGAAAGCCTGATGTCTACTCTCAAAGAAATCCGTGATCATTTGCGTATTCCCGATCGGTTGGATCGAAATCCTGAACTTGAATCCGAATTTGAAGAACTTCGAGCTCTTGGCGAACAATATCGGGAAATGGAAGCTAAGTACAAATCCCACAAAAAAGTATTTGATATACTCAAAAGAGAAGACTGATAATTCATTCTATGTTATAATAACTGTATGACGAATACTGTGATTTTTAACGGCTCTGGTGTGCATGACGCCATCCAATGGTGCGATAAAGAAATAGGCATAACCAATTACGAGCTTAACAATATGTTTCCAAGTTTTAATTGGTTATTTAAATTTCAAAAACCCGAACACGCAACTCACTTTGCATTAAAATGGCTATAACTATACGAGTACCCTGGGAACAGCCCAGCAATCATCTTATCACCTGGAACGAAGTCTGCGCCTGGTGCGTAGAACATTTCGGCTTGCCAGGAGTAAATTTTACCACACATCCCACAGAAGAATACATGGACTTTGTTTTCAATGATGAAAACAATGCACTAATGTTTCAACTATATTCAGGCGGCATAAGAAAAGATGAGCCTGAACTTACTGTGGAATTTGTTAACTTAATGATCAATGGCTAAATGTCGAGTTTTACTGCATTCCATGGTAATGGGCGACTGTGAGGATCCTTATTTGTATGCTGCAGATCCTATTTTGCAATGGCAAGACACAGAAAAAGGTCGTTGGTGTATGGCTCATGTAACTGAGCAGGCAGAATTTCATGTCATCCCAGATCCGTATTCTCTTGGATTTAGAATTGATCTAACAGGTTGGCTAGAAGAAGCAGACATTACCTACTTTAAATTGCGTTGGCAATGACAACGTTAATCATTGATCTTAAAGATTGGGAACCAATCCGTCAACGCATCCGCGAAGATTTTGGAGACAGTATGATTCTACTTAGTTTCAAAATGAAACGAGAATTAGGTTTTACTGTGCGTAGACACACATATTGGGATTACGATCGAATTGAATCAATTGAAGATATTCGTTTAGACTTTGAAGAAGAGTTGCAGGCAGTTTGGTTTCGGTTAAAGTATTTGTAACAGTCATTGACTGGTAAACCATTTCACTGTATAATATAAGTATATTAAAGGAACATCAATGGCACAGCATAGTTATTATTGGAGTTGCAGTCCATTTGCAGACTGGATTCGCGGCACCCCAAAAAAAGGTGCTCTCACTGCGGATGGATGGCATGAATGGGAAACTGAGGCCAAACGCTATCATCCTGTTCGCTACTGGATTGCTGAAGAAGCCATAGACCATATCCAAGATTTTGTTACCTACCCTATAAGGAAAATTTATGACCTCAAATATTATATCAACAATCGTTTTGTTACTCGCACTCATAGCCTTACTGCAAACGCCCGTGATATCAAACCGGGTCAGTGGTGTGATGTTGGCAATAGGTTTTTGCCTTGCCTCTTTAATGAGTTGGTTGATTTTGTAGAAGTTGAACTAGCATGGTGGCATATTGCCTGGGATGACGAAGCACGTGCCAAATATCGGGCACCATTTTGGGCCACAGGCTGGTTCCGCTGGCGTACATGGCGTAATGCCGAATGTGGACTTGAAAATTTAGAATGGCAACGTCAACTTCGGTGGACAGAAAATGAAGTTGGTGCAGACTCTACGGAACTTGGCAAGCTAACTCCACAAGCAATTAAGGCACAGGAAATCTTAGATTTATATAAATGGTGGACTGAAGTTTATCCTGCCCGCCCCGAACCATACGAAGCCAGTGGGTGGTCTGACTACTGTGAAGCTAAACGTAATCTCAATGATGGGCGTTTGTTTGGCAGTAAAGAAACACCCGAGCTTAAAAAAGAAGGTACCAGAGCTCTTAAACTCAGTACTAAAATTGAACAGCAATATGAAAAAGAAGACGAAGCAATGATGATTCGTTTGATTAAAATACGTCAAGGACTATGGACTTAACATGCGTGTAAATGTAGTATCAGATCTGCACATCGATTTTGCAGACTTAGAATTGCCCGGCGGCGATGTTCTAATTCTGTCAGGTGATGTATGTGAAGCTAAAAGTATCAAAAAGGCCATGTACAATCCCAACATGGTCTTGCTTGAACACGAACGCAAGGATGCCCGACCCGATCGTTACTTTCGCTTCTTAGAAGAAGAATGTGCGGCCAAATATCGGCACGTGATTTATGTCATGGGTAACCATGAACATTATGGTTTTCAATATCATAAAACATACAATCATATCAAGGAACAATTGCCAGACAACATCTACATTCTGGAAAACGAAGTCAAGGAAATCGATGGTGTGTTATTCCTGGGTGCCACATTATGGACTGACATGAATAATCACGATACCATTACTTTGTATCACATGAAGTCCATGATGAATGACTATCGTCAGATTACTATGTTTAATGAATCGAATGGTGCTTACCATAAGTTACAGCCCGAAAAGACTGTATCCGAACACGTTAAGACCAAGCAGTACTTCCAACAACAGTTAAGCGAAAATCGTATGACTGGTGCTAACAAGCCTGTGGTTGTAGTAACTCATCACAGCCCTAGCAAATTAAGTACTCATCCACACTATGCCGATGATACCATTATGAACGGTGCATACAGCAGTGATCTCAGTGAGTTTATTTTAGACAACCCAGAAATTCGAGTTTGGACTCACGGTCACACACATCACAACTTTGATTATATGATTGGTGATACTCGTATCATATGTAACCCACGTGGTTATAAAGGCTACGAACAGCAGGCCGAAGAGTTTGATCCCACAATTGGTTTTGATATTTAAGGAAACATATGGATTTCGTCATTGAATTTATTGAGTTTATGTTAATGGGTGCATTTTGGTATTGGGTAATACAATTAGTATCACAATTTCTTTTAAGTAGACATAACGAAAAACGTGTCCAGGTAAGGGAAATTGTTGAAGAAATGTCCAATTTGGTACATAATATTCACGAAGAAACACACGACGATATCAAGTATTGGTACGATCGAGAAGATAACTCATTCTTAGCACAGGGACGTGATTATAATGAAATTGTTAACGTCCTAAAAAAACGTTTCCCTAATCATTTATTTCTATTAAATGAAAATCAATTATTAGCTGGACCGGATTTCAAAGTAATAGAAATCAGCGAAGAATCAATCGAACGCATTGTGGTACAAAGATTTAAGTAATTGACACATAATTCATTTCAGTGTATACTACATACTATGACAATGCACTTAGCCCATCCTGCCCTTAGTACCACCGGCAAAAAACGTGGTAAACAAAAGTATGCATCTGCTGAGCATGCACGACGAGCACGAGAACTTGATGATGCATGGAAAGATATGCAAAAGAAATGGGGTGTTGATGCAGACGAAAAGCGACGTCAACGTGCGCTTGCGGCTGAGCCATTGACATACAAGTTGTCAACACCTATTGGACGTAGCAATACGCACAACATTCCTAGCCTTGTGACTCCGGGTGCCTCAACTGCATCTGTACACAAGGTCTATACCGGCACCAAGGTCAAAGGCATTGCTACCATGCACAAGTCAAATGCTGTGCCTGTGTTTAGCGATGAAGAGGCAGTGGAAATCTCCCGCATGCGCCGTGGTTAATTCTCCCTATACAGAAAGGCATACTCATGAGTCGACACTTATCTTATCTCAGCCCTGAACGAAATCTAGAACACGAGACCTTTATTGAAATGCCCAAGCGGGTGCTAGCATCTCGTTGGTTGGTAAACCAGTTTGGCCGGATGTGGCATCCGCTGGACTATCCTGAAGGACGATGGACCATGGCCTGGGCTGGCCGCAACGGCAACTTTACGGACCTAACTAATTTTGACAAGTATCAAGTTTACTTTGCGGATCAGCAAGACTTGTGTGCTTTTAAGGCAGCCTTCCCGTGAGATTAAGTACAGAGACTGATCGTAGTGGCTGTCACTACTACACAGCCAAACCTGGCACAACCAAGCCTTGGAAAGAAATTGTAGCGTGGTGTGCTCGGGAATACGGTCCTGCAGGCGGTCCGAATAGTCGATGGGCCAGGAACGACATAGTTAAAGGTGGCAAGCTGTGGTTTAAGGATGAACAAGATTTTGTATGGTTCACGTTAAAATGGGCATGATGAAGCAATAGAGATAAGTAAAATGCGTAGATAATGAAAGGACGCATAAAACACATTTATGAGTAAAGAAGACCTAATTAGGATGGCAGGAAAAGTTGACGAGGTTCTGCCAAATGCAATGTTCAGAGTAACATTAGAAAATGCACACATGATTACTGCCACAATTGGTGGCAGACTCAGACAAAATAATATACGTATATTACTAGGTGACCGCGTTGAAGTTGAAATGTCACCATACGACATGTCCAAGGGCAGGGTCGTATATCGTGCTAAATAGTAATATGGAAATCCGTAACACCTTAGACTTACTTGAAGCAAAGAACAGAACTGAGTTAGAGCAAATAAAATTGCCTTACTCTGCTACTGCATTGGCTCCCGTGATGAGTAAGCAAACCATAGATTATCACTTTGGTAAGCTGTATAAAGGTTATGTTGATCGTTACAACAAAGGTGAGGGCGATGCCGCATTCAATGAAGCAGGCGCTTATCTACACGGTATATTCTTTTCACAATTAAAAAGTCCCGCAGGCCGAGCTCCTAAAGGCACAATACTTACCCTAATACAACGAAATCATAAAAATTTTGTAGATTTTAAAAAAGCCTTCAAAGAAGAGGCAATGAAAATCCAAGGGTCAGGTTGGATTTATCTAAGCAAGAGTGGTCAAATCAAAACTATCAAGAATCATGCAAAGCGTACAGATATTGCATTGTTAGTTGATATGTGGGAGCATGCTTTTAATTTGGACCACGGTTCAAATAAAGCAAAGTATTTAGACAGCATTTGGCGTCTAATGGATTGGGATGCAATTAACAGAAGATTATAATGCAGGATAATCAGTCCAACATTGGCGTCAGACATCATAATTATATTTTTAGAAATCAAACATTATTTTGGTCTGGATCGGATAGTCGTGATAGATTTGATGAAAATTGCAAAAATCCTGAAAAATTACAAGTATTAACAAGATTGGGTTGGTTATCCCCTGAATGTATAACTTACACATACAACAGTCACGGATTCAGAGATGATGAATTTGATAACAGGAGTTGTGGTATAGCTATTGGGTGCAGTTTTACCGAAGGAGTAGGAATTCCACAACAAACTGTGTGGCCTAGAGTATTAGGAAAATTATCCAACACTTATGTTTGGAATTTAGGTGTAGGCGGAAGTAGCTTAGATACATGTTTTAGATTATTAGATCATTGGTTACCAATACTTAAACCTAGATTTGTGGTTTTATGTTTACCGCCACTGAATCGTGTTGAAGTGTTTGATCACCATAACCCGGTTAGTATTCTTCCTAATCAACAAAATAATGGGCATCTTAATACGTATTATAAAGTATGGGCAACCAATGATGCTAATGCCACAGTGACAAAAAGAAAGAATCTATTGGCTATGCAACAATTATGCGATCAAGTCCAAATACCATTTTGTTATTTAGATAGTTCTGCAATGAAAAAACAACCGTGGGCTAGAGATCTAGCACATTTTGGGGTTGAATCTAACGCAGAATTTGCTGAACAAATATACAACTTACTTCCAAAGGAAATACTATGATAGAAATTACAGACTCGGCAATTGAAAAGATTCGCGATATTTTAGCCGAAGAAAACAACCCCGGCGTTAAACTGCGTGTATTTGTGCAAGGTGGTGGATGCTCAGGTATGAGCTATGGATTTACTCTAGACGAAGAACATAACGAAGACGACTTTGATTTTGACAAGTCCGGTGTCCACGTACTAGTAGATTCAATGAGCGCACAATACCTACAAGGTGCAACTATTAATTACAAAGATGATTTAATGGGTGCTAGTTTTGTAATTGACAATCCCAATGCAGAAACAACCTGCGGTTGCGGTAGCAGTTTTAGCGTATAATCATTATCTAGCAACAGCCTGCTTTCTCCAAATCCGCTAAATAAGCATATATAAGGATTTGGAATATGGCAACTTGGGAAAATTCAAGCGTTGAAGGCATCTACATAGGTGCGGAACCCAACGATGGGACTGGCGACGATATTCGTACAGCATTTGATAAAACAGATGCAAACTTTGCTAACATTTCTTCATTTTTAGCAAGTGATGTAGTAACGTTTGAAACCGCAAACTTAACTAGCATAAATTCAACTACAGGTAATTTTACTGGTACTTTAACAGTTAACAACTTTGCGGTTACTAGTTCGGCATCAATAAATGCCAATGTTACTGCTGGTAATTTAAACGCCAACACAGGAATACACACTTCAGGGGTAGCAACGTTTGGTGCAACAAATGCTACAACGTTACGTACATCCGGTGCAATTACTACCATTGGCGGGATTGTTACATCCGGCAATATTACTCCCACAGCCAATATTACCTATGACCTAGGTAGTCCTACCTACTTCTTTAGAAACATTTATGCACAAGGCCTGGTACAGGTTAATACTGTATCTGCATCAGCTGATGCTGGTATCTTGTTAATACATGCCAACCTTAGTCCCGGTGATAATCAAGACGTTGGTATCTTAGGTAAGTTTGACGACGACCTCGGTAGCAATAGCTATGCTTATTTTGGATTACAGAATACAACTAGAGATTTTGTTTTTAAAATTACCAACACCGACGTTACACAAACAGATAACATTGTTGCTGATGGCATATATGGTAACACACATTTTGGTAGTCAGTATTTAAGCAATACCACTGCCGCAACCAGTACAACCACAGGTGCATTAATTATTGCCGGCGGGGTTGGTGTTGCTGGTAACTTATATGCTGGCAATATTATTGCAGATCATATATTCGGAACATTAACTGGTACCACAGCCAACATTGTTAACATGTCATTAACTGGTAGCGTTAGCGGCAACTTATATGTTGACAATACTGTATTTGTCAATGGCAGTCCGTTAATTAGTGCTGCAACTTTAACTAATTACGGATCAATATTTACTGGTGGATTAATTTCTGGGCCACAGGTATACCTGTCAACTTCTCCATCAACATCAACATCAACAGGTGCAGTGGTTATCAACGGCGGACTTGGTGTTGCGGGTAACATCAATGCCGGAAGATTGTATGGTCCATATTATGGAACTATTGTCAATGGTGTGCAGCCAAACATTACACAAGTTGGTACACTGGGTAATCTACAAATTGGTACTGGTGGAACAATATCTACTCCTGCATTGCAGGCAACAACAATTGGTGTAACAGACTTAACCGCTGTTGGTAATGTTTACATTTCAAATCTTTCCGGATTAACCGGATTGAATATGTCAGGTAACCTAACAGCGTCTGCTATACTAGGTGCAATTTACGGAGCACAAGGAAACATCACCGCAGTTGGTACGTTAACTGGACTAACGGTGTCTGGCAATACTGCCATTAACAATACATTGTATGGTCGTGGTGTTTATGACAATGGAATACGTGTTGTGTCAGGTACAGTTAATGGGGGCAACTTAACAATTAGTAATGGCAATGTAAGTTTAACTGCAACCGGACCCGGTGCAGTAACAACCGGCTCTGCAACAGCCGTTCCGATTATTACCACAGACATATACGGACGGATTAGTTCTATTACCACAGCGGCAGTTAGTTCAACGCTAAACTTGGCAGGCACATCGGGTACAGGTAGTATTGCATTAACAAGCCAATCATTGACTTTTGCCGGTAGCAACGGCATTACTGCTAGTGCAAGCGGACAGACTATTACAATTGCCTCTCCACAGAATTTACAAACAACTGCTAGCCCAACGTTCACTGGTATCACTGTTCCGAGCATTACTAAGAACGGTACTACCGGAACTGGTGACATTGGCCAAACTGGCAACAGATTTGGAACAGTCTACGCAACAGCAACCTCGGCATTGTATGCTGACTTGGCAGAAAAATATCTAGCTGACCAGGAATACCCTGTTGGTACAGTGGTATGTGTAGGCGGCGATCGAGAAGTTACAGCCAGTGTATGGGGAGATCTCTCAATTGGTGTAGTCAGTGAAAATCCTGCATTTAAAATGAACAGTGAATTAGAAGGCGGTACATATATTGCACTTAAAGGTCGTGTTCCAGTCAGAGTTATAGGTACAGTACGCAAAGGACAGAGACTTGTGGCATCAACAGTACCGGGTTGTGCAACAGCCGGTGTGCCGCACTCCGGCGATGTGTTTGGTATTGCATTAGAGTCAAGTGATGTAATAGAAGAAAAACTAATTGAAGCGGTAATACTATAATGTCAAATTTAAATTGGGTTACACCGATAGGTAATATTGCAAATATTCCAGTTGGTGTAGATATTAATAAACAGTTACAAACTGTAGACCTCTCAAATGTCTCTGCCACTGTAACTTATTATATAATAAACGGGACTCTGCCACCAGGATTGTCTTTAAGCTCATCAGGAAGATTGTCTGGCACTACCACAAATCCTGCTCCTAGTAATAGTAACGCCGGTGATGTATCTTTTAATTTCATTGTACGTGCTATTGCTAGCACAGGATCACATTGTGATGGCGCATTTAACATAGTTGTATCCACTAGGAACGTAAATATATTCCAATGGGTTACTGCTGACGGAAATTTAGGAACGGTGCCCGACAGCGAATTTTATTCATTGCAGTTAACTGCTAGTGATTCGTTGGGGTCTACAGTAACATACAAGGTATTGTCTGGACAACTGCCCGGCGGTATGCGATTAACTACTGCAGGTATATTACAAGGTGTACCAACTATTTTAAATCCTATAGCAGTTGACTCAACTGAAACTTATAGATTTACAGTACGTGCAACTAATACACAAAATAAAGTCATTGACCGCGGATTTAACTTAACAGTTACCAACGTATTTGGACCAATTATTGAACCACTAGTTGACTATCTTGGTGCATTCTTTGATGGTGCATATTTTACACAACAATTAACAGTCATTGAACCAAATCCTGCTGTACAAATCCAATGGAGTATTGCCGAAGGTACACTACCACTGGGATTAACATTATCTAACACTGGGTTAATTAGCGGATATTTGTTACCAGTACAGTTAACTGGGGATTTTGGACCGCAAGGTTACGATGGATACATTGTAGAAAATGGTATTATAACTGCGGAACAAGAATTTGATGGCGGCCCATATAACTTTAATAATATAAATCAAAGTTTAGGTTATAAATTTACTGTACGGGCATTTGATGGCGCCAACTACGATTTACAAACTTATTCAATTGATATTATTGCTAGAAGCACACTAACAGCTGATAGTACTTTAGTTATCAACAACTCTTATATTACCATTGACTCAAACAAATACTATCTACCAATTTTACTCGATTCTTCGACTACGTTGCCAACTGCTAGACAAGATAGTTATTATGCCTATAAATTTAAAGGGTACGATCCACAGGGATTTCAATTAACTTATTCTTTGGTTAACCAAGCTGGCACTTTTGATGCTGGGGTACCCGGGGTTGATAACGGCTTTGACTATTACGGTGGTGGCACTATATCTCCCGGGGTTGGATTTGACAGCGTGGGATTAATTGGCGGCGATTTAAATAGCAATTTACCAGGATTAGTTTTAGATGCTTCAACTGGATGGTTGTATGGACTTGTAGACCCACAGGTTAGTGCTATAGAAAACTATACATTTACTCTACAAGTTAGCAAAACAACTCCTGCGCCTGACAGTATTGTAGTTTCTAGCGAACCGGTAGTGTTTACGTTGCCCGTACTAGGTGATATTAATAATACTATAACATGGATTACTCCCGAGAATCTTGGCACTATCGACAATGGTACAATT